TCCGGCGGCAGCAGCTCCGCGCGGGGCATCAGACGGTGGCAGGCCGCGCAGGGAACGCTATCGACCGGCGCCAGCGTGTCACACCCGGCGCGCTGCTCGGCGTTGAACGTGGTGACGTCTAGCGGCGGGCCGTCGTCGTCGCGCGTTAGACGCCGCACATGCCCTCACATTCGTGCTCCCACAATCGCCGTTGCCCGTGATCTTCCAGTGTGGACAGGTCCACCAGCGACAACGGAATCCGCTGCCGGTGCAGAAACGACAGGGAATCACCCGCAGTCATGGACCGGGCCGCTTGTAATTCGGCTTCAAACCGCACCGCATTGGCGAAGGCTTCCGGCTCATCATCACGCAGGCGCCGCCATTCTGCATCGCTGTGAAACGGGCAAAACGTGCAGGCGCTACGCGGTGGTGTCGGATAGCCGTGGTGCTCCATCCAGCGCAAGCACGCCGAGCGCGTCATCCCGCGTTCAATCAGCGGATACCGATTCACGCACCAGAGATCGTGTGCATCGCGCTGGCGGCTCGCTTCGTCCGTGCTGATCCCCAGCCACATCTCGACGCCGACCGTGCGCTGGCCGCGCGTGATCCCGGCCAGGCGCCGCGCTCGGCGCCGAATCGGCAACACTTTGAAATCCGTTGTGCAGTCGCGAAACCCAATCATCCCGTGCGACCCATCGGCGCCGAGCGTAAACGCCGGAATCTTCGTCACCGTGTAAGGGTTCCCCTTGGCCGAGGTTTCGACCCGCAATGCCTGCGATCGCAGGTTGCCCGCCGTCACCCGATGCACTGGAAACGGCAGCTGTGTTTCCAGCCAGTCGAGCCACCGATACACGCTCGGCGGTTCCGCTTGCGTGTCGGCAAAAATCGCATGCTCTGGCCGCTCAAGTTCCCCGACTGCGGCCATCAGCGCGAGCGTCGACGACTGCACGCCGGCGCCCAGCGACAGGATCTTCATGGCTCGCGCGGCTCCTGCTCCTGCTGCTCGAGCCGCCACTCGGCCCGCGCGCGCGGCGTCACGGCGGCGAGCACGACGATGCCCGCTTCCGCCGCGTCCAGCACAAATTGCCCGTAGGCCGTCGGCCCCAAGTCCTGCACGGCTTCGAGTGGCAGCACGACGCTCTGCGCGCCGGCGCTGTAGCACCACGGCACCGGATGCACTTCGCCTTCGCCGTAGTCGAGCCACAGATGGTGGTTTGCGTCGATCGTCAGCCGCACGAGGCGGCCCTGGTAGGTGCGCTGCATCAGTCGGCCTCGCCTTCCTCGGGCACGTCGGCCGCGGCCGCGAGCGATGACAGCGCCAGCGGCCGCCGCACCCCTTCCGCCTGCAGCCAGGCAATCAGGTCATCCACCCCGCCGACCACATGACTCACATCCGCCTCGAGACACCGCTGCCGAAAGACCATCTGCGCCGGGCGCAACCGACCGCCGCGCGCCTTGACTTCGACCATCAGGCACCGCCCGTGCCCAATCGCGATCAGATCCGGCGCGCCGGGTGATTGGCGGGTGCCTGGATGATCGCCCTGCGGCCGCACCGTCCCGAGCACAATCACGTGAAAGCCAAACCACCGCAGCAAGGTCACGCAATCCGCTTGCACGGCCTTCTCGGGGACGCGCGGCTGGCGCCGGTTAGCTGCGGGCATTGGCGTCGTCCAGGGTGCGCTTGATGCAGGCGTCGTAGCTCGGGCATTGCGGGCTGTGCGGGCAGCTCCACGCGCCGTCGGTCTTCGGCTGGGGGTGAGGCTTGGACTTCTTCGGCGCCGCGCGGGTCATGCCTTGCCCTCCGCCAGTGCCCGGTCAATGCAGGCGGTGTAGCTCTCGCACATCGGGTCGTGCGGACAGCGGAAGGCGCCGGAAGTCTTCGGCTGGTGTTGGGGTTTCCACCCCGCTCGACCAGAAGGGGGACGCGGTTGTGCGCCTGACACCGACTCGGCGCGCAGCTCTCGCGCGCGCGTCTGCTTTGCTTCGTTAGAAGCAAAGGGATCGGGATCGGGAACGGGGGTTGATTTGGCTTGCGGTTTTGCTAGAGCGCCGCCTTGAGCATTTGCTAAAGCGTCGGCCGCACCATTAGCTTTATCCTTGGCTTTAGCTTGTGCTTGTGTCGCCAGCCCGCCGCGACGGCCGGATTCAATCCGCGCCTCCGCTAAGGCGGCGCGCTGCGCGGCCGTGAATTGGTACTTGGCGAAGTCATGGATCCGCCAGCCGCCGTCACAGACTTCCCATAACCGCGCCGTCACCAAGGCCGCGGCGACCAACACCGGATCGGCATCATGTTGGAACACTTGCACGACATCGGTGGGCAGGAACCCATCCGTTGCATAGCGATTCGACCAGCAGATCCCCTCAAGCCAGACCGCGAGCGCGCGACCCGTTCCCCGCGATCCCAGGGTCCGGCCCGCGGAAAAGACCTTGGGATGTCCCGTAAACCCGTCATCAACCTTGACCCACATACGCGCGCCTCGTGGTGGCTAAAACGCCGGTTCGTCGGGGAGCACGACGTCGGACGGTCCCTGCTCGAGCGCGTGACACAGCGCGTCATACAGGCTGCGCGGAATCTGACTGGAGCGCGCCAGCCCTTCCCGCTGCAGCAAGGCCTTGAGGGCGTCATCCGGCCAGGCGTGCTGCTTGGCCAGCGCGAAAAACCGTTTCTGCTGCGGGACGGAGATGAAGCTCGCATCGCTGGTGCCCGGCGGCGCCGACGGCCGCACGACGGCCGGGGGCGGTGCGGACAACACGCGCGGGGAGGCGTCCTCGTGCGGTTCCATCTCTTCGGCCGGGGTCGCCTCGTAGCCGCTCATCGTCATGATCCAGGAGAGCGGCAGGCGGCAGGCTTTGCCCGTCGCGCGCGTGATGGCCATCGAGCGCCGCGCGTATGCCGGCCGATTCGCCCACATCGGCTTCCCGTTGCGATCGACTTCGTCATCCGCGCCGCATTCCGCGGAAGCTCTCGAGACCGGATGCCCGTCGGCCAGGCGCCGCAGCTGCACCGTGGCGACATAGACGCGCTCGTGCTGCTCGACGTGCTCCTCATACGGCGTCAACCCGATCAGCGCCGCGCACGTCGTCCAGCCCTCGACGCGCACGTACTTCCGGCCTGAGAGCACGGTGTAAAGCTGCTGGCGTTCGATCACATCGGCCAGCACCTTCGCAATCGCCGCGGCGCCGGCGACGAATTCGGCGGGACTCGCGGCGCGTAAGGTGCCCAGCTCCACGCCGGCGGGAATCGCGGGACGTTCCACGGGCATTAAGGCGGTATCAGTCACTGGACCGGCCCTCAAAAAGAGGGGACGCAGCGACCAGAAAACGGCTGTTCGGCTGCGTCCCCTGCGTCACCTGCGTCACCTCGTCGTTACGCCGCTGCCACGCTTTGGCTGATCCTGAAGCGCTTCCAGGCCATGGCCGTCTTCCGCCGGAACGCCTTCATGTCCAGCTTCGGCTTCGCCGACACCGCCAATTGCTCACGAAACCACTCCGCCAGCATCCGGGTTTCGTCATCAGGATCCGGATGGTTCTCACTAAAGACCAGTCCCCAGAACGCTTCGGCAATCGCGGCATCGGCCGCCCGATGCGTCAACATGTCGGCCACGATGATCGACCGATGCAGAAAACTCGAGTTCTTCCGGTCACGGAAGTTCGCCAGCCAGTGCGTGTACTCCAGAAAGTCCGGCCGATTGGGCACCATGAAATAGATGCCCCGTTCCCGCGACGGCAACAGCACCGCATCCTTCGCTTTGGCGGCATGCCGCTTCTGCTCGTACTCATAGAAACCATTCGCCACGTCTACCAGGAAGTCGCGGGAATAGGCTTCCAGTTCCGGCACCTGGGCCGCATACGTGCCCATCATGTCGGCGTTGTTCCGCACCGAGCGCGGATTGTTGAACAGGTTGAACACGTCGGCGGCATCCCCCATCGAATCAAATTCATAGTGGGTGATGGTGGCCAGCAGGCCCGTCGGAAAGTGGGTGCCCTCGGGCAGTGTCGTCAGCATGCCGCTGGAGTGCTGCCCGTCCAGACGGTACGTCAGGCCCGTCGCCACGCAATGGCCATCGGCCCAGTCCGGGCCGCTGAACTTGCCCCGCTGCAATTGCACCAGCAGATACATGCGGCGAGCGACCCGCACATCCCGTTCACCCGGCAACGGCGGCAGGGCCGCAAATTCGGCCGCCAGTTCCGGCGTCAGCGGCATACTGTCCACAGCGAGTTTTCGATACATCGAGACCTTCCCCTTCCTTCTCCCGCACGTCGGCAGGAGGCCTTCTGCTAGCCGACATTGGCAGCAGACGGTACCGTGTTGATCTGATCTTCAATCCAATCCAATAACGTGCTTTGCTGCAGCGTCAGCACATTGTCGTGACGCCAGCCGTGGTAGCCGTCACGACAGGCTTTCCGCTTCTCAAGAATTTCCGCGTGCAGAAATCGCTTGAATCCTTCGAGGGTCGCCAGGGGATTACTCACCAGCAGCGTGAACCGATCCCCGACCTTGATGACCTCGCCGAACAACGCCGCTTCACGGACATAGCGACGGGCGACCTTCGGATCGACCTTCCAGCGCTTGGCGAGTTGATCCAACGTCAACGCTTCATCACGCACCTGCTCGATGCGATTTCGCACGTCAATGCGAATGGTCTCGGAAAAGAGAATTTCCGTGCGGAGCGTGGGCATATGAAAGCGCGGAGCACGGTCAGCCTTCGAGGGCACGGTATTCCGCACGCTCTTATAGGCACGATTGATACTCATGGTCCCCTGCCGCAAGGCGACCTTGACATCTTCAGGCGCATGCTTGGTGATGACTTTGCCGCGATGAATAGCGTCCTTCCCCACACCGGCAATCTTGCCCAGTTTGACAATCGTCTTGTTGCTGTTGCCGGAAGGGTGTTCGAAATTTCGAACACCCTTGTTTCGACCGCCCTCAACTTCTCGCTGCCGTCCCTCTGCGGCTAGCAGCGGTTCAAGAACTAACGCCAGTTCGACCCGTTGGAACGGCTGCAGGTTCCGGCGCCCAAACTGATTCCGAATAATCCAGGCCTTTGCCGCGTTCCGATCGGCGCACGACTGTTCGACCGTCTGATACGGGATGCCGTGCACCGTGCACAGGTCATAGCGGTTGTGCCCGTCGAGCAGTACGCCCTGCCACACGACGAGCGGATCGCGGCAGCCGTCGGCCTGCAGGTTGGCTTCAAGCGTCGCGCGTTCCTCCGGCGAGAGCGGCGGAATGAGGGCGCGGAAATCCGGATCGATGTGAATCGTCATATTTCTCTTGAATCAATTCGTGAGCGCCCTGATCGCGCCGCTCCGCGCCATGTTGGAAACGCTGAAACAGATCTCGAGCCAGCGCTGAAGATCTGGTCGCGGGACGCCCAACAGCCGGGCCGCGATGATCAGATGTTCGAGCGCCTGCTCTTCGTCGTCGCGCGACGGATCCCCTGTCGTCTCAGACAGAAAAAGCCTGTTCGGCTGCATCCCTCAGCGCCCTCCCGTCGTCCGGGCTTCGATGTACGCCCGGAAGGCCGCCATGGGAATACGCACCGTCCGACCCATCCGCACGCTGGGCCAGATGCCCTGCCGGACGTAAGACCAGGCCGTGGACGTGCAGACATTCACGAGCGTGGCGGCTTCCGGGACCGTCAGCAGGAGGGAGTCGGGTGGAAGGGTCGGGCGCCGGACGCCCGGCCGCGGGCCTGGCGCCAGCTCATCAAAATGTGTGTTATCAGACTCCGTGGACATGAGATGGAGAGTATGGGACCTTCCCTCATGGAGTCAAGAGGTAATATGTGTGTGTTCGTAGTGTCTCACGAAGTGCCGCCGAGCCAGCCACGCCGCGGTACGCGGCCGATAACGGCGATTATGTGAAGGGCGCCCGGGCGGGTCACGTCGGCACCGCGGATGGCACTCGGGGACGGCCCCGCCGACCGCGCCAGTAGGCGCCCCCACGACGCGCGGCCAGGCCCGCGGCGTTAGCTGCCAGTCGCCACGCCAAACGCGCCTAGCGCCACTGGCGCGGCCGAGCTAGAATGAAACAGATGCCCGACAACGCGGCACATGCGTGGCGCTGGGATGAGGTCTTCCACTGTTACCGCTGTGGGCACTGTCTCGTCCGGGGCGACGCGCCACATGGGCCGACTTGTCCCAAAGCGCCCCCTGCGCCAGCGATCGTTTGCGGGCGGAGCATTCCCGCGGGGCCCGATGGAACGCTCACGGCTCAATCGCCAGTTGAATCGCGGCGCCCGTCGCAAACCGCACCATGAGCTGCGATTTGCCCGCGCCGTTGTCCTGCAGCCACAGCGAAGCGGTATTGGCCTCCGGGGCCGCCGGCACGGCGGTTTCTTTCAGATTGATCGCGGTGCCCAGATGGAGCGTCTTGAACCGACTAGATCCGACCCCGAGATCGCGGGCGTTGTCCGTCCACGGCGCAATGTAGTTCGCGGCGATAGCATAGTTCGTGCCCGCGCCGACACTGATCGTAACTTCTCCGGCGGTATGAAACGCCAGCGCCGGCACACTCAAGGATCCGTAGCGCACTTCATTGCCGCTGGACACAGCCACGATTTCCACGTCGCCGGTATTCGCGCCGTTGCGAGCCCTGACGGCTTCGCCATTCGCCAGCCGGATCACGCCACTCTGCGCGGGGTTCGTGCCCACGGCCAGACTGCCCGACACCGCCGGGTTCGCACTCATCACCGACGCCACGCCCGCGCCCTGCGAGATGAGCACCTGGCCCAGCGCCGCCTGCGGCACGCTGGCCGGATCGCCCGGCACGCCTTGCGCGCCCGGTGGGCCCGCGGCCCCCGGTGCCCCGTCCGCGCCCGCGGGTCCGGTGGGTCCGGCTGGCCCTTGCGCCCCGGCCGCGCCCGGCGTCCCCGGCGGGCCCGTGGCCCCTGGCGGCCCGGCCGCGCCGTCGGCGCCCGCGGTGCCCTGTGGGCCGGGCAGGCCATCCGCGCCCGCGGGTCCGGCTGGTCCCGCTGGCCCCTGCGGCCCCGGTGCGCCGGCCGCGCCCTCGATGACCTCGATGACCGGCGGCGGATCCGTGATGACTTCGATCACCGTGTCGCTCATGGCGTCGCCTCTGCCGGCTGCGTAATGTCGGCCGTCACGACCAACGAGCCGCGAATCCACGTCGTGACGATCCCCGCCTGCGTCACTTCCACGTCGTAGGTGTAACTCCCGTGCGGCAGGCCATCCGGCCCGATGCCGAGGTAGAACAGGCCGTCGGTCGGCGTCGGCACGGTGACGGCCAGCTCCACGACGGCGCCCTGCAGCTGCTGCGCCCACGACCGCACCGTGGCGCCGGTCAGGTCCACAGGCGTGTCCCCGAGCTTCAGCCGGAACTGCTGCGTCCAGGTATCGCCCGCGTAGGCCGTCAGGTTTACCAGCGAAGGTAACGCCATCGTCTCCCCCTACGGCAGGAGCGCGGCGGTGGCCCAGCACGCCAGCCCGGCCGCTTGCAAGTTGACGCGGCTGGCCACGCCCGCCGCCGCCAGCACGAAGCACACGACCGCCACGAGGATCAACACCATCCGCAGCGTCAGCGCCATCGAAGCCTCCGATCAGACGGGGTGCCCGTCGCCATACGCGCCCAGCAGCCAGGCGGTCACGCCCGTTGGCCCGGGTCCCCATTGCAACTCCGCGAAGCCCCAGTAGCCGGTGATCAACACGGGCGAGGCCGGGCGCGTGCGGACCTGATAGCCGACCGTGGACGCCGAGTGCTCATGGAAAAGCACGAGCTTCCCCGGCGCCGCGGCCGTCAGCACCAGGCGTAACAGTTGGCCGGGATACGGCACGACCGCAGGCTTGATCCCCGTGATGTCCGCATTGCCGCCCGTGGCGATCGTGACGACGGTGGCGCCGACGATCCCCGGATCCCAATCCACGTAACTGCCGGCCGCGAGCGTGACGTGCAGGTACGTGGTCGCGCCCGGCCGCGGCCCCCACACGGCGCCGAAGGCGGCGTCAGCGGTCGATCGCGTCAACACCTGGCCGTCGGTGCCGCCGCTGAACCGGTGGCCGTCGTTCCAGGCCGACGGCTGGACTTGCGTCAGATCGGACCCATCGAGCTTCGGACTGACGAACCGATGCCCCAACACATTGCTCATGCGGACACCTCAAATTGCAGCCGGCGCAACACGTCGTCAAAACTGAAGCGCGTGGACGAGGCCTGCACCGTCCGCAGCGGCGCCAACTGTGGCACGTGGAACCGTGAGAGCTGCACGCGCTGAATCAGAAAACTGCCGACCAGGTTCGTCGGCGCCGGCAGGTCGATCGCAACGAGCTTTCCCGTGCGCGTCAGCGGATCGCGCGTGGTGTAGGTCACGCGGATTTCGGGCGTGGCGAAGAGCGCCAGCTCGGCGTCCGCGGTCACCGTCGCGCCCGCGGCCGACAGCCGCCGGTCCTGAATGAAGTGTTCGATCACGCCATCCCCGCCTTCGATGGCCGCCAGCGCCGCTTGCGCGGCCACGTTATCCCGCACGATCAGCAGATAAATCTCTTCACCGTCAATCAGCGCGCGGGCGCTGATGCCCGTGACGCCGGTCAGCGCCGGCGCGACGGTAATGCTGCTGTTGTAGGCGACGGTGGCCGTCAGGCTGCCCGGCCCGCTGGCCGGGACGCCCGTCAGGCTCGAGGGCGTGACGCCCGTGTACCGGATGACTTGCTCGCCGTTGCCCACGATCGCGAACCCGCCGGACGGAAGAAACGCCCCGGGGCCGCTGACGGGAATCACCGTCGCGCCGGCGTTGACCTGGCCGGCGGGCTGCTGCAGCCCGGAGGTATCGACGGTGGGCGCCGCGGCGCCGAGTGTGGCATCGCTGGCCGCGTCGGTGTAGGTCGTCGTCGTGTTATTGGCAATCGTCGTCAGCAGCTTCAGCGCGGCCGTGTTGGCCGCCGAGCGGTACACCTTCCGGCCGATCACGCTGGCGTTGCCCGTCGGGATCTGACTCAGGGCGACTTGTTGGATCTGCGTCGTGTTGGCCGTCGGCATCCCGCCGCCCAACCCGGCATCAGGCGTCGTATCGGTGTAGGTCGTCGTCGTGTTGTCGGCCAGCGTGACGACCAGGTGGTACGCCACGAGGGTGGGGGAGGCATTGGCCGTCGTGCGATACACGCGCCGGGCCGTGACCGCCGGCGGCCCTGTGGGAATCGCCGTGAGCGGCACGACGCAGAGCGGCAACCCGGCGCTGGTGTCCCCCGTCGGCGCGAGCGGATTACTCGCCACGCTGGCCGCACTATCGACGTATTCCGTCGCCGACACATTGTCCACCAGCGCGAGCCGCCGATACGGGGCGCCGGCATCGGAGCGGTAGATCGTGCGCCCCGTCGCGCGCGGATCGCTGGACGTCGGGATCGTGACCCGCACCTGCGACCCGGGCGCCGGCCCGATCGCCCCGCTGCCGCTGCGCGGCGGGCCCAGGCCGGCATCGGCGGTCGTGTCCAGGAAGGGCCGGTCCACGCCCGCGGCGGGATCGTTGTACGCCAGCGTGGCCAGCAGATACGGCACGTCGCCGCTGCCATGACTGCGATACACGCGCCGGCCCGTGACGCGCGGATCGGACGATCGGCGGAAGCCCAGAAACCAGTCCACGGCATTCATGGTCGGATCGTTGAAGGTGAACCAGAACGGCGCCGACAGCGCCGATTCCCAGGTCTCGCCGACCACATACGCCAACCAATACCGATAGCCGCCGAGCGTGTCCAGCCCGCCGCCCGTCGCCGGCATCGGGTACGACACGCCCACCGGCCCGAACACATCCACGGGCCCGACCGGCGCCGCGGACGTCAACGGCGCACTCGGCGGTCCCGGCAGCGTTTCGCCCGCGGCCGTGCGGATCGTGGTCGCATACCGCACCGTGACGCCGGTCGGGACGTTGCCGGCGCCGAGCGGCGCCGCCCCGGTGGCGCCCGGCGCCGGGACGCCCGTCGCGCCGGTCGTCGTCACCGGCAATCCGGCGATCGCGTCGGTTTCCCCGCCGGCCGTCACGAACGTCGCGGCGTAGTAATGCTGCCCGGGATCCGGCCCGGTCCCGGCCGTCGGCGCGCCCGGCACCGGCGCGGTCGCCGGCGGATCGACCTGGCCCAGCGTGACGGACACCGGCGGCGAGGGCAACGATTCCCCGGCGGCCGATTGCCACGTGACCGCGTAGGCATGCGTGCCCGCCTCGATGCCCGTGCCCGTCTGCGCCGCGGCCACCAGCGCGACCGTGGGGTACGCGCCGGGCCCGACCAGCGAGCCCGGCCCGCCGAGCACGACGCCCGTATACGTCAGGC